AAGGATCTTCCACGAACTCCTATCAATTGATTATTCACATCAAAATGAGGAATGATAATTTTCTGTTGCCATGTAGAATAAAGAATATTGTATTTTTCCATAGTCTCTATGGATATTCCCTCTTTAATCCATTCGTCTGTGTACATCTTTTGAAATATATTCAAAACACTTTTATCATATGGAACTAATGGTTTTTCTTTAGCTTCTTTTTTACTACTCTTCTTATACTTCCTAATGAATTCCCAATCAGATATTTGTTCTTGTTTTCCGAATCCATATTCACAATTATCGAGATTAAGCTTTACACATATCCAATTAATTGCTTTCTGAAATTCTTCTTGTTCATAATCTTTATATCCCATTACTACACCAATAATGTCCAACTGACCACATTCTGTATAGCAATGGAAAGACATTGAATCTTTATAATAATACAATTTAGGCTTTGTACCATGATGACATATGGTATCTGTAATCCACATATCATCATCTTCATAATAGAAAGTCGCTCCCATTTCTATGAGCAACTTTCTAATATCTTCTTCTTTTAACTTCTCTTTTAATTCTTGGGCGGTCATCGTATACCTCCCTACTTAGATACTTTTGATAATTCTGTCGCTAAATCTGAACCTAAAACATCTACATCTGTTTCAATAATTCCAACATCACCTACATCATCGAGCTTAAAATCAATAAGTGTTTGTTCAATATCAGTTATGAGTTCATAATTGTAATCTGTTACAAAGCAGTCAACTTCTCTCATAGTTCCCATATTAAGCTTTGTCCAAATAATAATTGTCTTCCATTTACCACCACGATTTTTAAATATGTAATATGACATATTCGGAACTAATTTTCCAAAACTTCCATCACTTTCAAGAATTGGTTTTAGCTTTTTTAAATCCTTATGAGTTACAGGAAGTGCTAAAATACCACCATCGGCTTTCTCAATAATAGCCTTTGAACCCTTTAAAGCACCTGCATCCTTATTGTTGTCTTCTTTATAGTTGTCGTTTAACTGTGTTGCTGAACCCAAATATATACCAAACTTATTACATACAGACTTTAATGCTGCACTGAATAAGAAAAGAATCTGATCGGTTCTTAATCTTGTGTGTGTTTTATTGTAATAATATTCATATAATGAAGGGGAATCGTTGATATAGTCAAAAAAACAAGCGACTATTCCATGATTTAAGATATATTTTTCGATTGTTTCAGAAATGAGGTCAATAGTAAAATCAGGCATATACTCAACATAATATTCATATGTTTCAATATATTTTGCTGACTCTTCAAGAATTTTTTCTTCTTCTGGTGTAATGTCATCCCAAGTTTCAATTCGATCCTGTTCAATGCCACTTACATGTGCAAGAATAATATCCTGAATTTCATCTTTTTCCAACTCAGTAGAAATAAATAATACTGGCTTACTGTCACCTGTAGATATCCATTCCTTTTTACTCCAATCGTATATTCGGTCAGATACCATATTGCAACCATCAGCAAGAGAACTTCTTGATTTACCACCACCAGATACAGAACTTCTTAATATATATTTCTTAGGTCGCATACCTCTATACACAGTTGTTAAATATCCAGATTGAAAAGGATAACCATATACATTCTGTTGCTCTTTATGTTCTCTTAATCTATCTGTAATTCCATCTCCTGCTTTGAATGAATAGTTATCTCCAAACATATTTTTCCACATAGATTTGAAATCCATAAATTTATTATTTATTTCATTGAGAACATCCATACTTGTCAATTTATTGAATGCTTCTAACTTCTCATCATCATTCTCATCATATAAAAAACTGATATCCATTTTTAATGATTCTACAGCATTCCTAACAATTGAATACTTACGAACATCATCATAATATTTACCAACATTCATGATTTTATCAGAAGACATCTCTATGGCTGACTCAATATATCCCCAACCATCATTATTCTTCCAAAGTGAAATTGCCGTATCAAACTGAGAAATCTCATTTTCAATATCAATAGGTGTAATCTTTTCAACATTACCTTTCTTCGCAATGTTTACAATTGCTCCCCAAATCATTTTATGAAAATTCTCAGGATAATCATTTGTATTCGTTGAATATTTTTCATCCAATACATATCTTGGATTCAAACAATAACATCCAAATAATAAGAAAATAGCCTTTTTATCTACTTGTTGATTAAAATTAATTTGAATCACCACCTTCTAACAAATTTCCCAAATCTATCAAAGATGCTGATTTTTTATTAGAGTTCATAGAAGTTTTTTTAACAACTTTTGTTTTAACTTCCACATCTGACAATTTGTTGATTTGCTCTTTTAATTTTTCTTGCTGTGAATAATAATTCTTTGCTTCCTCGTAATAATGTTTAATTAATGCTACACCATACTTTTCAATCAAGGACTTATTTAATATTTCTTTGCAGTACCAAAGTGTATAAGTCA